GACTGTAGTAAGGCTAACACACTGTGGAGATTTACAAAATTAAGTTTTAAAGCTTCAGCGAGTAATCGACCAACAAAGAACTTATTTCTAAGAGCTCTGAGCACAAGCCCAGGGCCGATAGGAGTAAAGTCAATGTCAGCTCCGCGTCAACGTTTAGCAAACTCAGCAAAATCTTTCGATTGAACTGATTTACTTAGGTTGATATTTAGTCCTAATGTTTCCATTAAGATTAAATATTGAGCGGCGACGTCATCATTACAAATGACGACATCGTCACCTAATACGGCATATTCGCTAAAACCTTTCAACCCAACTTTCATTGCGGCCATACGCACAATCACATGATGTGTAATTGCGAGCATAGCCCAACTACTGTAAGCCCCCATAGGTTGACCAACGGCGTATTCTTTTACACCACTTTGGTAAGCCCACCCGAAGTCCAATATGCCTCTTCAGTTAATTGCAGAAGGTCCCAAAAGGACCTTAAGCAAATCAACCTGGAGATCTATTGGAAGGCGGTCAGTGGCAGCTGAAAGGTCGAAAGAGTGGTACACTCGCTTTGGAAGCCCCTCCCCTATACTTAATCGATTTAACTCGATAAGACGGTTTAAAGGAGCTTCTTGATCAAATGTACCATCTGTCTCTAACTTTCTTAGCAAACTAAATAGAGAATCATGCAGAGGTTTAAAAGCAAGTTGAATCCACCAGTTCGTTACAGCAACGATCCGGGCTTTTCCAGCTTGTTCATAAACAACCGCAAGCTTCCCTAAATTCAGCCTTGGAGATCCGAAGAGCCGCAGTACAAAGTAAAGCGGCCCTCCAAGGAACAGGAGTGAGTAAAGCCACACAATTCACCATTTCCCGTTATGGTTGTAAAGCCATAGCGTTAAATGATAAAGTTGTTTAGGATGATGGATAAATGCCAAGGCATCTATTCCACTACCCCACGCAGCTTTAACCGAATTGGGTCCAGCAGATTCTCCTCCAACCAGGTTGAAAGAGTTAATTCTTACTTTGACCTTTCCGAATAGATCAAACAGTGAGGACCTTAGGATATTACTATCCATAGTCCTGCTTAAACCAGAAAACTCCCCTTCAATAGAAGAGAAGTCCGGCTTAACCACTGTAGGAAATACTCGAAAGACAGAGAGAAGACTGAGAAGGCCAACTATAATCATCCTATTTTGCGATCAATCAGCCTTTTGGGCTAGGATCAATCGTAAAGTAAGAGGAATTATAGTTGGGAGACCTCTGGAATCCCTTCTAACCAAAATCTTATTAAAAGACTTCGATTCAGGGAGACCTGCCATCGAACGAATCACTAATCTAAGAACTTCCTTCAAATACATAAAAGTAAATTGAGGGCCGGACTCAGACCAGAGATTTGTAAT